GTGTAACTGGAAGTACTGGCTATACTGGTGTAACTGGAAGTACAGGACCGACAGGTGTTACAGGGAGTACCGGTGTTACAGGAAGTACAGGTTATACTGGCCCACTAGGAACTGGACCTACAGGAAGTACAGGCGTGACTGGACCGATAGGACCCTTAGGAACTGGACCTACAGGACCAACTGGGGCTATAAATGATGCTCGCAATGTAGGAATGACTGGGAGTTCGACAAATATAGCAGAATCTTTCGATACTTTAACATCTGGATCTATAGATATTAGGAGATTAGTCGCTGTAGGAACTAGCAACGGCCCAGTATCTACTACACTCCCACAATATAATGTTTTACAAAATACAGATACTGTAAACGATGTGATACCTTTTCGTAATTTTAATAATTTGACAGGAGCAGATTCTACAGCTATAGCCGGGATATCTACAGACAATACTATATTACTTCGAGGTTTTAATTCAGGGTCTGGAGTAATATTTAGTAGTGACGGGTTTGGGAATACTATTATATCTATAAATCCTTTTAATAGTGCTCCTCTTAACTTTAGATTTAACGATCCTAGTGGATCTCCTTTAACTACCAATAGTACTACATTATCAAATGGATCCTCTGTGGGTAGTTTTTTAGTTAGAGGTACTTCTTCAGGAGACGCTTTTACCGATTTTAGATCTATAGTGTCAGGGACTGGACCAGGTGTAGGTACTCAACTTCAGCTATGGAATTATACATTAGGTGTGGAAGTTACACGAACAGGGTTTCAAGTAGCACCTGATTCTTTTTACAAAGGATCTGTAGAATATTATGTTTTTCAAGCCTCAAATGTAGGTACTATTATTACGGTTTCAAACGGTGCATCTGGTATAAGACCTAACGCCTCCACAACAGGATTTACAGCACCTTTCGCCATTGCTGTTACTACAGCCGGAACGAATGGTAGTGGTATACCCGCACCTCCAACACCTCCAACGGTAGCTATTAAAGAGATCTTAACTATAAACACGTCTGGCGCTTCGGCTGGAGGTGGAGGTCCTTCAGATGTAAACGGTAAATGGTTCGCTCTATATTACGGAAACAATAGTAGCGATTACTATTTTTTCTGGTATGATGTAGATAATTCTGGTACACCTATGCCGGCAAATCCTTTACCTACAAGTTTAACAACTGAGATCATAGAAATAAATACTATAGTTACTGGAGATACGGATGCAGATATAGCTACCAAGACACAAGATTACTTAGATTTTGAAATGAATATTCCAATATCCGAATCTATTATAGACGTCAGAATTAGAAAAAATGGTGGAGGAGGAGGAGCACAATTACATACTGTACAACTTTACGTCTAAAAATCTATTAATTAATAAATTTTTTAAAAAGGACATTTACTTGTGGGCAGAACCTTCACCGTACACGAAATGGATCACATTCTGCTTAGGCTTCTCGGCTTGGGGTGTATTCTCAAGCATAATCTTGTGAAGACGGTAGAGACTAAATACTAACTCTCTACCTACCATATACTTGATATTGGTCTTGATCTTCTCATGCATGTCCCGAGATTGTGCACCTCCATTCCTAGCATATTTTCTAGCCTGAGAGATGATAATGTTAACTCTCTTATGATAAGAGCTGAGACTACCACTTGGAATCTTGGAAGAACTCAGATCTACCAACCATTTAGTAACTTCATTTCGAACATCGAAGAACTCTTTCAACGAATTCTTATATTCAGACTGCACTGAAGGAGGAATAGAAGCGATAAAAGATCTGGATACCAATTTTATGGCCATATCTCTGGTGAGAGGCCATTTGATGCCGTTGAATATTTCGGGTACTATCACTGGCGAATCGTAATACTTGAGAGGGATGTAATGTTTGAGGAAGGTCTCCTCTTCCAACATTGAAGCATCTTTGACCACTTCGTTGATATGTTCGAGGATCCGATCCTTGATAAAAGCCTTGTTATTTCTTAACATGACTCTGTAATTATATCCTGAAGACATTACCTTGATAGACTTCCCCAATTCGGGACAAGTGATGATTACAAACTCTCCACACCTGAGTCTTACATCAGAGCTAAGGGGCTCATCTGGGTGAAGTCCATATTTCAGATAATCGTTCGCCTCAGCTAGGGCGAGTGTAGGAGCATTGCAAACGAATGGATCGTCGAGTTTGGCCTTTGGCAGCATATCAGATGCTACAAATTTCAACTCTGATTCTGGATAACCAGTATTAGTTGTTTCCAACAATACTGTAAACCCAGGATTCATCGTCAAAAACCGAGACCCAACATGGAGGTATTTGTGAGAAAGTAAGAAGTGATAGCAGCGGCTGCTACTCTCTTCATCACCAAAAAGTTCTTCATCAGTGGGGCACTTCAGTTCTTTCCACATATCACCAAAGCACATATCAATACCCCATTTCTTATCATAGAAATAAAGTGTCTTGTAAGTGGCATGGTATATCTTACCCTTGGCCTTGAATACTCTGATGGTAGTTCCTTCATAGCCTGGATTGATGGTGTAATTGTCCAGAGTATGACACTTGCTGTTAATGTCAACCACCGCAAGTGTACCATCTTCCTCGACGAGGGTATCAGCGATCACTTCGACAACATCGGGACTGCCGTCAGCAATGATAGCTTCCTTTTCAATATCAATGATTGTTCCTCTCAACCTACTGTAGGTAGGATATTCCTTCTTGAAGTGAATAAGGAATATATCTTCGTCTCGACTCATGACGTCGAAAGCGTAAGACGGAGCGTCGACAATCTTGGATATCTTATCCAGATACTCGTTCTGAACTCCCACCACCACGGAGATGTCTCCAATAACTTGGCCTTCCATATTGACAGAAGAAAAATATAGTATAAGATTAAATTATAGTATAAAAGCGTTATTGTGCAGAAGTGCGATCGCTAAGAGTTATATTTAATGTTAAATTTAAATCTTTTTAAGATCAATTTAAAAGTACAGATTTTATCTATAAAATGGACGTCAAAAACACTGGTAAGATAAATTCTGCACTCGCGTTAACTAAAACGCAGGTCATTCAGAATTATCATGTATTCGCTTATATAACAGCGAGCGACATCAGCACTTCTACAGAAGAAAATCCTGTATTTGGTTCTATAATTATATTAGCATCTTTTTCAGATACTACTAATAGTAATGGAGAACTCATTTCTGGTAAAAAGCAAGCTATCCAATACGCTAAAGATATGGTCTCAGTATCAGGTTATAATCTCATATTTTGGACTCAAACACATAAGTGGTTCAATTTACAAAGGAGAGCTCGTATTAGTGAGGTTTACTATATCGATGATAAATCAGGATTAGATGATGCTACCAATTATATGAATTTAAATATGCTTAAGACAGCCAAAGAAGAAAAGACCAATTTTGAAGAATCTATCGAAGAAGAACGGAGGTTGTACAGAGCTCAATGTAATCCTGACCATGTCGAGCATTTTATCTCTAATATTATTAAACTATCGGAGGCTTTAGCTGCTATGTCTGAAGCGGAAAAACAATTACACACTGCGCAGCAGCTTAAGAGGGAATGTTTGGACAATCTTAAATTGCATTATGTTAAACATCCCAACCATGAAGAAGACGCTATGATAATATTGAAAAATAGATTATCTACTGAAAATTTCTTACCTATAGCATTCAACTATTCTAAGGTCAAAAATGAAGTAGCTAACGATGAGGATAGGAAAAATATTATCAGTAAGATATATGAAAAGAAATCTTCTTCGTTAGCGTCTAGCTCTAATTCTAGAACTTCAGAGAAAGGGAGTGTAAGCGATAAAAGTTATAAAGAAGAACAAGAGAGTGGAACTGATAGGAGTTATAGCGACGTTGCTAACCCAGTACCAGATAACTGGACACAAGTAAAGGGTAATAGAAGAAAGAAAGGACGTAAGGTCTAAAATATAAATATTAATTAATATTTATACACATATGGTGTAGTGTAGGTGCATGATGTCCATTTATTGATATAAGAACTTATATAAAAGATCAATTTCGTTACATGTAATCATGTGTTTGAAAAGCTATGTTGCCATTATCGAGATTGTTGATTACGGGGCGTATAACTGACTGTATGCCTAAATTTGTCATTTCAGAAATACTATTCTTTCACAAAAGCGAAACGATCGGGGACGTTTTAAGTAAAAATGTAGCAGTAGTGTCTGAAACTCCTATATATGGAGAATTGGATGATATTGCATCCTTTATTAATCCATATGAAGAATGGGATGTAAAAAATTTACTTAAAGCGTGGAATTTTATCAGATCTTTCATGTGTAAGAGAATAAGTGTAAAGTGGCAACTTAAGAATGTAGGTCTTCAAACTAATGAAGCTCCATATTCTTTGAATGCTTCGATGTTGTATAGAATATGTCTAGAATGGTCCATACCTACCACATATAAAACTACAGTAGAAGATATTATAACTATGATCAAAATATCTACATTGGCGCCTAAAAGTATAAGAACGATAGTATGTCAAAATATTAGAAATAACTTCGACGATTCACAAAACAGAGAAAAGCTTATAATTAAGTTAACTAAGTTCAAACAGAAATATAACGATATAAATGTTAAAACGCCAGGTACTAACGCTGAGGCTATAGCTATATCTGCCATACTCTACAATAAGGACTTAACATACTCGTCATGTCCGATTGTAGATTTTTATTCTAAGAAAATATCTAAAATATATCATGATGAAAGTCTAATTACTATACACAGAAAAAATAAAGATTTATTGGATTTAAGAAACACATTTAATCCTATTTTTCCAGTAACATATTACTCTAGAAATACTCTTGATAAATTATATAGAAATTTTGGTTTTGCAGGTTCAGTTCCTAATATAGATATGTACTTAAATCTTCAATTGAATTATACTATGGATAATTTTTATAGAGGATGGCAAGTAAAAATGAAGAGAGATACTTCAGCTATTATGATGGAAGATCTCGACAATAGAAAAGATATTATATGTTTTGGAAATCATATTAGCGGATTTATACCTTATGTGATAGATGAATTAATACAGTTATATTCGTATAAGGATAGTTTTTCACATCCTGATATATTAGATGAAGAATTGGAAGCTCGTATAGTAACAACATTACAAAACATATCAGCGTCGCTATCTCCTGAATTATCCAATATATTGAGAAGGATAAAAATACTAGACGCACAACTAGACGATAATATGAGAAAAATAGTAAACTGGTATACGTCTCTCTCCAACGAAAATAAATTATATGTAGATAAATTATTGAAAAGACTACTTGACCTCGGGATGTATATGAGAGGATGGAAAGGAGGTGAAGACGATTATCCTATAAAAAGAAGACCTTATACTGACGATACGGACGGTCTAGTAACGATAGCTCTTTGGCCGGTGTTAGAAGAATATAAAAATGAGTTAGGACAGAAAGTACTAGATCTTCCATTATATCGTTATACATACGGGTCATGGAAGAGATCTAGAGATAAAAAGGATGGAATTACGATATACGAACGTTTAGCTAAAGTAAAAAATAATAAGGATATTTTTGCTTGTATAAGAATGTCGTCTAACTGGTTAATATGTACAGCATATAAATATATGGTTTTATTTGGTATGCCAGAACCTTTCGATTTACAGGAAACTGACCATATATCGTAACGAACTGTATGTTGTCAAACTTCTACACATAATGATGTATTATTGCAAGCGTAAGTTAATTTATATTTTAATTAAAATATGGAGACTGCTAACTTGACTATAGAACTCGATTATCAATTGGGTTCAAAAAGCATTTATAATTTGAGAGAGATATTCTGTAGGATCATCTCTTTCTATTTTTACAAGAAAGTAGTCTATTGTAAAACGTCCAGAACGTATGATGAAATTGCAGAGAAATGGTTATATAGTTTCTCTTCTTATAATCAGGATGGTATTATAAGATTAACAGAATCTGCAAAATCTAAGTTATTACATTTATCAATTGAAAAGTATGTTGGTATGAAATTAGTAACTCATAGTATGTTAGCGTTTATGTCAGACTTGTCAGAAAAGATCAAGTTTTACTATAAACCTTGGGGTGTAATAACTGAAGCTTCTGACATTACATACGAACAGATACAAGATATTAACAATAATATCTTGTATTATGAAGACCTATATTATTACTTTAACAAATCTCCGTCAGTATTAGAAATGGCTGATACATTAAACATATTCCATACAGAGTTTGATAACTATGTCGTTGTTAAACGTAGTTGTCCGATCAGTAAAATGATGAAGGTATTGGGAGATATACTACTTAATAAATAAATATTATATAAATTTATATAATAATTTACTAGGAAGGTTGACTTGACGAACTTTGTGATGAACTTTGTGATGAACTGTTATAATTAGGAATAGCCGAAAACCATAACTCATAGACAGTGCCAGGTATAAATGGATCTTCAAAATGTATCTCTTCACTGAAACTCTCAAATTGTATGGGTGCAACGCCTGGACGATTAGTTATACTAGTTATTAAACACATTGTAATTTTATAATCTGGAACTGTTATATGTATAGTATTAATTTTGTCATTTTTCTTATGCTTCATTATAGCGCTTCTGTTTAACGTTCTCATACATTCTATACACCAAGCTACATCTGTTATAGGCACATATTCTAAACTGATAGACTTTGTATTTTTAACTTTTATTTTATACATAGACCATATTATTCCATCGCCTTGTGGTCCAGTAGGACCTAATGGACCATGTGGACCTTTTTCACCTCTTCTTCCCTGACCGCCGTGAGGTCCTTCTAAACCGGCAGGTCCTTGTGGTCCTGGAGGACCCTGCGGACCACATTTACCCTGAGCTCCTTCTGGACCCATAGGACCATCGTCTCCTCTAGTACCCTGCGGCCCTTGTGGTCCTTGTGGACCGGTAGGACCAGATGGACCTCCAGGATCTCCTCTATCACCTTTAAATCCCTGCAATCCAGGAGGACCTTGTGGCCCTTGTGGTCCAGGTTCTCCGATTTCTCCTTGAGGTCCTAGCGGTCCTGGTGGACCTTGTGGTCCTGGTGGGCCAGGTTCTCCAATTTCTCCTTGAGGTCCTAGCGGTCCCGGTGGACCTGGCGGACCATCCCTACCTACAGGTCCTTTATCTCCAGGTTTTCCAGAAGGACCTGGAGGGCCTTCTTTACCGCGCTCACCTTTTTCTCCTCTCAGGCCTGGTCGTCCAGAAAAAATATCTTCATCGTCGCTCATTTATTTAAATATATGCAAATGTTTATATATTGAACATACCTACGAACCATGTTAATAATACTGCTCCTATCAATGAATATACCCATATGCTAGCAAATAGATCTGGACTGAAAATATACCAGACTATTAGAGCTGAAGATATAACATATATCAATATAATATATATTCCTAGATCCATCCATTCATAATAGTTTAGCAATAAAACAATTGGAACAATTATACCTATAAGGTATATTAATTCTAACCCGTCCAATATAGTGTTATTTTCTCTGGTCCAACTCAGGTAGGGGTCTAATCTTATCACATTAAAATTATCAGGATCAGTTGTAAATGTATATGTTATAATGAATAAAAATATAGTGGATATAATGATCAGCCATATCAAGGACATTACATTTTTAGTATAAATAAAAGTTGATATAGCCAGTATGAGTAATAATAGCCACAATACTGAAAAAATTAATTTGCCCCCTTGATGAGGGTTCATATTATTAAATATTCCATATTCTATGAGCTGGAATAATCCTAAAATCACAGCTAAAGCTGATACTATTCTATCGTAATCATGATTACGATACCATAAAAATACTGACACTATAATTGCAAGCCACCAAGCTAATAGTGAAGATTTTATACTATATGCCATTCTAAAATGAAATCGATCCTTTAATGACTACTTTTATATATTAAAGGACATATATAGATTAGTTCAAAAAATAATAAAATGGCCTCGCTTGACGAACCGTATATCGTATATAAAGATAAATATACAGAATATTATCCAATTAATGACGAAAATTCTATTTTTATAACAAATCTAGGGATAACTACTAGAAAACAATTGAGTAATTTTCTAGTAGACTACCTAGAAAATTACTCAAAAATAGTCCATACTTATATTCCTGGTGAATGGAGAATAAATCTTATCACCAATAGAACAGATGAATCGCTAGGGATTGCTTATGTATATTTTTCCAATAAAGAAATGTATCATATATTTCTAGGAAATAATCCTAATGGTACTAAGAATTTGGCACATATCCCTAATCCTCTTTACAAGAATAATATGGTTAAACAAGAGAATATCTTAAAAGATATAGATCTAGTAACACCGCCTTACATACAAGTACCCTATGAAAATGTGGTTAACAATTTATACATAACCATTAAAGATTACAAGACGGGTAAGAATAAATACATTTTACCTAAGATAGATCCATGTATTCTACGTAAAAAGAAGGACGTAGACTATAACAAATTAGTATGTAGCAGAGCCCCCCTCAATATAACAAAGAATGACATAAAGCAGATATTTTCTTTTTATGTCAAAGATCCTAACGACATAAATGCTGGCTATCCGATGATTAAAATAGAATCTAAAGGTAATTATTCTACAGTGGAAGTTAGCTACAATCATAATACTAACGATGGAATGTTCGCATTAATTATGTCTAAGAAGATAAAAATTGTTTTTAAGGATAAAAATTATACCCTAATGTTTAATCACAGTAAGTGTTCACTCTAATATACCGTTATATCTTAAATATAATGGTTTATCTAAACTTGAAAAATCAATCTTGTCATTATTATTAGTTTCATAGTAATCTGTCTCAGGAATCATGGTATATATACCGTTTTTGTCTATAATTAAATTAAAATATATCACTCCCATAGTAATATTGTTAAGAGTTATTATCTCGAAAGGATAAGCCCAATATTGATATTCTCTGTTTAATACTTGCATAGCAAATGGATATAATACTATATCTTTTGAATCTCCAAGTAACATGATTTTTATATCGACATTGTTACCTGTTAATACGGTATAGTTATCTTCACATGCATAGTTTTCTTTGTTGTAAAAAGGGACAAAAGACGTAATATCTGGTTCCACTACAGGCTCAACATTTTTTTCCTCTATAATGGAACTATTAGATTCAATTCTCTTATTATCAATAAGAGTATCATCCTCTTTAGCATTCTCTTTAGCATCCTCTTTAGCTTCCTCTTTAGTATCCTCTTCTTTCATATCTCCTGATAATTCGCTACTATTTTCTTTCACATCTTCCGGTACTGACTCTCTTTCTACTATTTCGACCTCATTGGTATCTTCATCTATTATTTCGAAGACATTTGTATTTTCCTCTTCAGACACTTTAGTATCTTCAACTATTATTTCGCTCTCTTCGGACACTTTAGTATCTTCCTCTACTATTTCACTCTCTTCTGCTACTTTAGTATCTTCCTCTTTAGTATCTTCCTCTTTAGCCACTTTAGTATCTTCTTCTTCAGCCACTTTAGTATCTTCCTCTTTAGCCACTTTAGCCACTTTAGTATCTTCCACTTCAGCCACTTTAGTATCTTCCTCTACTATTTCACTCTCTTCAGACACTTTAGTATCTGTACTATCAGATACTGGATTCGCAATATTAGGATTGTTCAATACGTTGGATGTATTATTCGGAGTTATAGTCAATCCACGATTTATAATGTTAGAATAACTAGTCATCTCTGATGAAATCAGATCAGTCTTTTCTTCAATCATAGAAATCCTTCTAAGCACTAAATCTAACTTAGAATTTAAAGTTTCCAAATTGATTTTTGGTCGATTATCTGGCGCTGCAAAAATACGTTTCTTTACAGGCTTCTTAACACTGACATTTAGAGGTTCTATTTCTTCATCTGAAGAAGATATTTTCGAGGTAAAGTTACCACTATCGAAAATATCGTGCCAATTTTGAATAGCTTTCGCGTCATCATCATAATTATCGTCACCCATTTTCTTTTATTGCTTCTCCGAGTTCTTATAATGGGGATTAAAGATTTATATAGTATTATCAGCAAACATGCGCCTGAAGGGATAGGTCGTGTGCCTATAACGCATTATAGAGGTAAGAAAATAGCCATAGATGGTCATAATTGGATGTATGCTAATATGTTCGGTGCTAGGAAAATATCGGCTAGAAAAACTAATTTTGCAGTAGATAAAGTTGATAATGCATTAACTAGAAAAGAATGGGTTGAGCTATGTTTAAAATTCATAATCAAGTGGTTGAATTTTGGTGTTACTCCTATATTTGTATTTGACGGTACGGATAAACCTGAAAAGGGAGAAACACAAAAGGCAAGATCCGAAAGTAGCAAACAGAAAAGGGATGTATTCGAAGAAAAGATTAAACAAATGAACGAATTGGATATATTAGATAGAACTGTCGAAATGATAAACGAAGTACAAAACGATTTTGCTAAATTCATAGATCTCGCCGGGGGAGAGATTGAAAATTTAATTAATATTCTAGATATATCTGGCCTACCTTGGTATCAAGCTAAAGGAGAATCTGAACAGTTGTGTGCTATGTTAGCCCTCGAAGGAAAAGTGGATGCCGTATACTCGAAAGATGGTGATAACATGGTTTTAGGTTGTCCTATTCTACTAAAGTCTTATTCTACGAATATGTATGAAAATGGACAAACTATTCCCACCTTAGAATTTTACGAACTTGCTGTTATTTTGAATAAATTAGAGTTGTCGATGGATGAATTTGTCGATTTATGTATATTGCTGGGATGCGATTTTAATAAGAGAATCGCAGGGTGGGGTCCTGTAAACGCTTTTAAATTGATAAAAGAACATAGATCGATCGAAAAGATAGAAGAAGTTACTGGAAAGGATATTTCTTGTCTCAATTATAAAGGATGTTTAGCTAACTTTAGTCGCGTCGATAGCAACACATTAATCGTTAAAGGTAAATATAATTTAGAGGAACCCGATTTATTCAACATAAGAGATATATTGGAAGCAAATGGTGTCTCCATTTTAACTAAAGGATTATGCGGAGCTATGGCAGAATGTTACGGTATAGGAGAACGTGAGCTCGAATTAGCTCAAAATGCTGCGGAAAGTTCTAAGCCTAAGGCTAGAAAGATTAAAATAGTTCGAGTTAAGAAAGTGTAGACTGAACATATATTAATTAATATATGTTTTTTCAGGAGGAAGATGATGAAGGATTATCTTCTCTTTTTTGGAATTCTTGATTGTATATGTCTATGCTTTTATTATAATAACCTCCATAATTAAATAGCGCCATATCTAATAAAATATCTCCATTTTCATTTTTACTGAAAAATTCATTCGAATTATTTACCCAATCTGGATACATAAATTGGTCGGAGAATATATTTTCAAAATGTCTAAATTCAAATATTTCAGATGTGACTATCACATGTGCTTTTAATTCGATCGAAGATATGTCTGGATTGAATGTACATTTGAGAGGTTTGAGTAGAAAACTCTCATCATATTCGACCAAACCATTCGCAGTCTCAGACTCGTTAGAATATAAATATCTGTATGTCTTGACAAAATTAGTAACTGATTGTGGATATACATCCTCAACCCATTTGATATCTCCCGAACGTTCACGTTTAGCTGACATTATTCTAGTGTTATGGAATCCATTATCGCGACTAAGCTCTTTCAAGACGAATTCGAAATATTTACATATATCATTGTGTTGTAATTTTTTACCAGTCATATTGTGATAATGCTCTAATATTCTTGATATATCTTCTACAT